ATTCATTGACGCTACTAAGATAATGCCAGCAGTAAATGCGGCAACTAAGCACGTGGCCTATATGTTCGCTACTTCTAATGCAGTGTATGCTATCATCTGCACATTGTTAGAACCAGGCACATAACATGAAGGCCGAGGTAAACGTTCACATTCATCATCACACAGTTGATACTGAACGTCTCGAACGTCAGTTATCAACTATTCTCACAACCCTAGCTAGGATGGAGCAGACAATGGCAAAGAGTGCAGAAGTTCAGGCAATGGAAGATGCGGTGACTACCGCTCTCAACGATATCACCACCGATATTCAGACCCTGCTTACGCGTAGCACTGGTCTGAGCGATGAAGATAAGGCGGCACTTACTAGTGTTGCTGAGAAGGCTGCGGCTGTCGCTAAGATTTTCGATAGCGGTAGCACTCCCGTCTAGTCAATTCTAACCCCTTAGATATTGATTAAACGGATTGGGGTGGTATCTATGGGAGTAGGTATCACCCCACTCTTAGGCCCACTATAGCCCAGCTAGTTAAAGGAGAGTTATGGGAAATACGTTTGAACAAGTAACAGATGAAGCAACGACTGATGCTTTCGTTGTTGTTAAGAAAGCTACTATCAATGATTCATGGACTATTCATCCATCAGTATTTCCAACAGAAGCCGCTGCTACACAGGCTGCGCAGGCATTAGTTGGTAATCCTGATAATTACGCTAAGGCACGAGTAATGCTTCCAGAGGGTGCATTATTCAAGGACGTAGAGTAATCACTAGCAATGGCATTTGATAAGGGTTTTTGGAAACCCAATATTAAACAAGACCCATTTCTCGCGGTCCCTAATTCCGTATTCGAGGCATTCTACGGTGGGGGCGCAGGTTCTGGTAAGTCTGACGTATTATTAGTATATGGTGTTAGTAGGCGGTGGCATGAAAACCCTAGATTCAAACAGGTTTTCATGCGCCGCACTTATCCCGAACTAAAGAATGAAATCATTCCCCGTTCGCGGGAGTTATATACAAAACTAGGAGCTACATTTAATAAAACTGATATGTGCTGGACATTTCCGCGTCCAGACGAAATGGGCGGAACTGGTATTAGAACTGGTGCTAATATTTTCCTCGGTCATTGTGAGAACGAAGATGATGTTCACAAATATGACTCGATGGAAATTAATCTATTCTCTCCTGACGAATTAACTTCCTATACTGAATATATTTACATCTATATTGCTTTCACTCGTGTCCGAACTAGTGACCCCACATTACCTGCTATCGTTCGTGCAGCAGGAATGCCAGGAGGTATTGGACATACATTCGTAAAGAAACGTTTTGTTGCACCATACCCTGAAGGCGGGGTAATCATTGAGGGTAAAGGTGGAATTAAACGTATATACATTCATGCGACTGTAGCCGATAACCCTCATGCTGACCCAGAATACGCTAAGAGATTAGATGGTATTCCGTCGGAGGCTGAGCGTAAGGCAAAGAAGTTTGGAGATTGGGATGCTTATCAGGGTCAAGTATTTGATGAGTTTCGTGACCATAAATTTCCTGACGAACCTGATAACGCCTTACATGTGGTGGAACCGTTTGAGATTCCAACATGGTGGCCGAAGTTTATCGTAATAGATTGGGGATTCGCTGCGATGGCATACGTTGCCTTCTACGCAGTATCACCCAATAAGCGTCTTTACCTCTATCGTGAGTTTGGATGGTTAAAGACAAAGATTGAAGAATGGGCTCCCGTAGTTAAAGATTATTGCGAGCGCGAGGAACCTAAAGTAGTTAAAGTATGTAAGTCAGCGGGTCAAGACCGTGGACAAGAACATACAATTCAGCAACAAATCGAAACAGCACTCGGACGACAGGTCGAGTTATCAAATAATTCACCTGGGTCTAGAGTTGCCGGAAAGATGCTATTACATGAATATTTCCGATGGAAACCAAAGCAGGTCATTCCATCGAATGAGATGCCAATTTATAACGAAGAACGAGCCATGTGGCTGCTTCGTAACAGAGGACTCAATGATTACAAAAACTACTTAGCACTATTCGACCCGCCAGAACCTGAGACTAACATTCCTAAGTTTCAGATATTTAGGTGCGAGGAAGGTGGTGTTAATAATCATGAAGGGCATCCTAACTGTTGCCCAATGATGATTGAATCTATTAAAGCTTGTAACTACGATAAGCCAAAGAATGATGTTCCTGCTGAAGATGTCAAGGAATTCAATGGTGATGACCCATACGATAACGCTCGCTATGCGGTAGACACGGCAGAGCGTTATTTCGATGAGGCATCAGAGGAATTTAAGAAAGTTCAAAAGGAAGCTGCAATAATCGCGAGGCTGAACGCTACGCAAGATTGGACAGCTTTCTATCGTAATATGCGAACTATTGAATCTGCTGAAACACCACACATGATTAAGCGGTTTCATGGCCGGAGATAATAATGTTTTTAATTAAATGGATTCGTGAATGGAAACAAATGAAACAGGAGTTCGCTCCTGAACCACATCACTGTGAGAACTGTGACACTCTCAGAATTCAAGTAGAGCAGTTAAGACTTGATAATAAGACACTACTCAATAGACTATTGGATAAGCCCATAGAACGTGAGCCAGCATCTCCTGAAAACTTTCAACCTATTAGAACTTCTGCTGCACGTCATACTCCTTGGAGTGTAAGGAGACAGATGTTAGAGACAGAAGATAGAGAGACAGCTAAACTACTTAAGAATGCACCAAAACCTGCTGACGCAGTTAGCGATGAAGAAGTTAAAGAATTAGAAAAAGAGGTTGGCATTGCCGCAGCAGAACGAGAAAGCCAAGCCTCGTAAAGTAGATACACCATCTACTAGTATCCTGCAAAGGGTATTCGGTGGACCTATGTCTGAATCTACTGCTAAAGAATGGCCTGCTCTTGAAGCCTCTATGGCTGGTAGGCAGAATGAAATGCCTGTTGAATCTGCTAAGTTAGGCAGAGTAATGCCGATGGGTAGACTATCTAAACTAATGTATCCTGATGCATATGCTGTCACAGGTCCAATGGGAACTGTCGCTATGAATCGAGAACTAATTGAAAAGGATAAACAGAATATTGATGATGTATTAACTCATGAACTTGCGCATGTGGGACAGGGTAGCAGAGGTTTCATGCGGAAGTTCTATGAACCTAACAAAGTTGAAGATGAAGCTGTCAATCGTGAGGCTTTACGCAACGTTAGGCGTGAGGATATACGTCTCCCTGATAATGGTCAAATTGACCCTACTATCGCTGAGCGTAGCCGCAAAGTTACTAGAAAGAAGTCTAATCCGAAAGCAGAACCAGGACTCTTACAACGAATATTTGGACGGGAAGAAATGATGCCGCCCGAAAACATTACTGGACCTAGAGGTTAACTTGGGTAAAGAGTATTCTCCTCAAGTTCAAACCTGGCTTAAGTCTATCGCAGACGGTTGCGGTAAAGAAGATATAGCTATACGTGAGCGTCAGCTAAGAAAGTGGCGTAGGCTAAAGCTATTCTGGGAAAACTTTACTCAAGTTTGGTATTCTGAAGTAGCGCATGACTGGCGCATTTGGGATAACGAACAGGCTGCTGGTAATAATGACCAGGAATACTACGATAAGCAAATGAACGTATTCCGGGCTTACCTGGAATCTATCATTGCTGCATTATCTGTTACCGTTCCTCCTGTTAAATGTTATCCTGATGATGCTGAAGATACTCTGGACTTAGCTACGGCTAGGACTGGAGATAAGATTGCTCAGTTAATCTATCGACATAATGATGTTCCATTACTATGGTTACATTCTCTATTCATCTATTGCACTGAAGGTGCAATGTTCTACTATAACTATACTAAACAGGATTCCAAGTATGGAACCTACAAGGAAAATAAATATACAGACACAGTAGAGAATCATGAATATACTGTGTGCTCTCAGTGCGGCTTCCAAATGGATGACCGTATTATGGGAGAAGATGAAGAATTAAAGAATACTGAATTCAATGAGTTTATGCCTGATGAGGGCGATGTTGCTATTCGTGCCATTCTAGGTAATAGCCCAGAGAAAGACCTTTGTCCATCCTGTATGCAGATGATGGACCCTGAGTTAAAGCAGGAATCATTCACTGTTACTAGATTAGTTGGTGAAACGGAACAGGCTAAGAGCCGCGTATGCTTAGAAGCGTATGGTGGCTTAAATGTCAAGGTTTCCAACTTTGCTAGGAAACAAGAAGAATGCATGTATCTTATCTATGCCTTTGAGGGAGATTACACAAAGGCGATGGATAAGTATGAAGGTATCCGAGGCAATGATAAGATTGCTAAGGAAATGGCTAAGACCACTTCTAGTCCTGGTGGATATGACCAGTATGAACAGTGGGCTAGACTCTCTCCACAGTATCAGGGTGCATATCCTGAGAATGTTGTAACTACTAAACAGTGTTGGATTCGTCCTGAGCGTTTTCATATCCTTGGTAATGAAGATGCATTCGATGAACTTAAGAAACTATTCCCATTTGGAGTAAAAGTAACTCTTGTCAATGACGAATATGCGTGTGCAGAGCCCGAGGCTATGGACGACTGTTGGACTCTTATTTATAACCCACTGTCTGACTTCGTTTACTTTGACCCTCTTGGTATGCTACTTACCAGTGTTCAAGAGATTACTAATGATATTATTTCACTTACTTTACAAACTATGGAACATGGTGTCGGCCAGACGTTTGCTGACCCTAAGGTATTAAATTTTAAGGCATACGAGCAGACAGAAGTTACACCTGGTGGTGTATTTCCTGCTACTGCTGCATCTGGTAAAACGTTGGCGGATGGTTTTCACGAGATGAAAACTGCCACGTTATCAGCAGAGGTTATGCCTTTTGCTAATCAGATTCAGTCATTAGGACAACTCTGCTCCGCTGCACAGCCATCTATTTTCGGGGGACAGTTACAGGGTAGTGAGACTGCATCTGAATATTCAATGAGTCGTTCGCAGGCATTACAGCGACTCCAGAATGTTTGGAAAATGTTAACAATGGGATGGAAGAATGTGTTTGGCAAAGCCATCCCAATGTATATTAAAATCGTTCAGGAAGATGAACGAGATGTTCAGAGAACTAAGGATGGCAATTTTATCAACACCTTCATTCGGAAAGCAGAGCTCGAAGGTAAGATTGGTAAGATTGAATTAGAAGCTAATGAGAATTTGCCTATGACGTGGGGGCAGATTCGTGACACCGTAATGCAATTACTTAACGGTGGCAATCCTGAAATTCTGGCGATTCTTGGTGCTCCTGAGAATCTCCCATTCATTCGCGAGGCTATTGGGTTAACAGATTTCTATGTTCCTGGTGAGGATGAGATTGAAGCTACCTATGATGATATCAAGGCGCTTCTCAATTCTGAACCAATAGAAATGCCTCCTGACCCAATGATGGAACAGCAAGCTATGATGGCTGGTATGCCACCTCCACCACCAATGGAGCAGCCTGCTATTCAGCCTGACCCTGATGTAGATACTCCTGAATTACGATTCAGAATTCTTAAAGGCTGGTTACAATCTGAAGCTGGACGTATGGCTAAGGTTGATAATCAGATGGGGTATAAGAACGTCCTTCTGTATGCTAAGTCATACAAAATGATGATGATGCCCCCACCTGGTATGTTAGGACCTGGTCCTGAAGGTAATGGTGCTGCGCCTCCAGAGAAACCCAATAAGTCAAAAACTGCACCCATAAAGGGAGAAGGCGATGTTAAAACTGTGGCGTAGCATTCAGTTTCCACTACTCAGTCCAGACGATAATACTGGTTTAGGAGGAGGCGGTGATAAAGAAAGTATCATTGACTTCCTTGGCGCCGATGACGATAAAGAACCAGAAACTATCGACCTTAAAACGGAAAAACCTATTAAGGAGACTGAGAAAGCTGGAGATGATACGCCTCCAGAATCTGATGATGACGAAGATACTAACAAAGACGATAAGGATGATGACGAGGACGAGGAAGTAGACGAACTCGACGAATTAGAAGAAGAATTAGAAGGTCCGACTGATGAACAGTTGGAATTAGTTACTCCTGTTCGTAGACAGGAAATTCTTAAAAAGTATCCGAAGCTATTCAAGGATTTTCCATATCTTGAAAAAGCTTACTATCGTGAACAGCAATTCACTGAACTATTACCTACTATTGATGATGCTAAAGAAGCTGTCGAAGCTAAGAAAACTCTTGATAACTTTGAAACTGATATCCTTCAAGGAAATACTCAGAAACTATTACAGGCAGTCCAGAAGGGTAACAAAGCTGGATTCAATAGACTTGTTAATAACTATTTGCCCAATCTCAGAGCAGTTGATGAGAAGGCATACTTCCACGTAATTAGTAACGTCGTTAAGCATACGGTTGCTGCTATGTATGGTGATGGCAAAGAGAATGATAATGAGGATTTACAGAACGCAGCCATTGCGTTAAATAAATTTGTATTTGGAACTACTAAATATACTCCTGCTCAGAATCTTGATGATGCTGATGCAGGCCCTGGTGATAAGAAATCCCAGGAATTAGCAGAACGTGAGCGTAAGTTTAACGAACAACGTCTTACAACTGCTAGAACTGAACTTAAGGGTAAAACCGATAATGTCCTGAAGAATACTGTTCTTCAGCATATCGACCCAAAGAATTCAATGTCAGACTATGTTAAGAAGAATGCGTCACGCGATGCATTAGAAACTCTTAACAATCTCATTGAACGTGACTCAAGATTCAAGGTTCTTGTCGATAAGCTGTGGCAACGCGCTGCCGAGAAGAACTACGATAAAAGCTCAACAGATGCAGTTAGGTCCGCCATTCTCTCAAAGGCTAAAACACTGTTGCCCGCAGTCATTAAACGGGCCCGAAATGAAGCCTTAAGGGGTATTGGTAAGAGAGTCAAAGATGACTCTGAAGATAAAGATGACTCTACTAAAGAGTCCAAGTCTACTATTAGGAAATCCGAGTCCTCAGAAGTTAAGCCTCGGACTGGTAAAATTAAGAGTGCGAAAGATATTCCTGCCGGAATGTCATCGCTGGAATTCCTTAACTCTGACTAGTCCTCACGGATTAGTAAGGAGACACAGTGGCAGTTGTTGAATCACAAGTCACAGCTTTAGAGCTGGAGAAAGTGATTCCCAAGATTCGCGTATTGTTCGAGCGCGATGATAAATTCTACGCTAACATCAAGAAGCGTGACGTAGAAGTTATCTCGAATCGACAGATGCGCGTTCCATTGGAACTGCGTCCCGGTGGTAGTTTCCAGTATTTCGACCCTAACGGGGGCGACCTGGGA